AACCACGCAATTATAAAAAAGGTGGCTTGGCAAGCAGAAAGAAATAACAACAAGGCTACCCAGCTACGGCTGGCCCCAACATAAGGAAAGAATATGCCTGAACTACAAACTATGGAACAACCAAAAAGTGCAGGGTTCGTAAACCCTAATCACAATAACCGTAACCGTAGGCGGATTGAAGAGGACGAAAAAGAAATCCAAGAGCTTGAGGGTAACACTCAAGAGGAAGAGGTAGTAGTAGAAGCTACCGAAGAAGAAGCAGAGGTTGAAGACAAAAACCTTAGCCGTGAAGAAAAATCTTTTAAGAAACGTTACGGTGATGTACGGCGTCACATGCAACAAAAAGAAAAAGAATGGGAAGAAAAATTTGCGGCACTAGAAGCTCGTCTAGGTCAGGAAAACATTCGGCCCCCTAAGTCAGATGAAGACATTGAGACGTGGGCTGCAGAGTTCCCTGATGTAGCAAGCATTGTAGAAACTATTGCTGCTAAAAAAGCTCAAGAAATGTTTAATAAAGCAGAGGATCGTTTGCAAAGACTTGACGCTAAAGAAGCTGAGATGTCACGATCTACTGCAGAGCAAGATATACGTACTTCTCATCCTGACTTTGATAAGTTGCGAGAAGCTGATAACTTTCATGACTGGGTTGATGAACAACCTAAGTGGGTACAAGATGCCCTCTATGAAAACTCAGATGATGCAGCTTCAGTAATTCGTGTCATTGATCTGTACAAAGTAGACAATGGTATGACTAAAAGTGACTATGCAGCAAAGCGTAAGGCTGCTGCTGGTACCGTCAAGAAAGCATCTAAAGCTAAAATTGACGCAGAAGAAACTGCAGGTTCCTTTACGGAATCTCAGATTGCTAAAATGTCTGCACAAGAATATGAAAAGCAGGAAGAAGAAATTACTAATGCAATTAGAACTGGTAAATTTATTTATGATTTATCTGGTAATGCACGTTAATATACACTTGACAAATATAAATTTGTTAGTATAACTAGGGGTTAGTATTCAGAAGCCACCAGTAGGTCTACCTTCTTTACTGACCCCCTCACTAAAGCTCAAACAAACTAACTAAGACTACCTGTATTAAGTATAGGCCCGTACTTAGATTGACCGGCCAGTTGATCCTAGTATGCACCCTAGAAAACAATCAGCCTCTTCAGATAATGTTTAGCTCAACAAAGCCTAAACTTTATAGGAGGACTTATCATGGCTTTTACAACCGCAACAGGTTATGGGAATTTACCAAATGGTAATTTTAGCCCCGTAATCTATTCCAAAAAAGTACAGCTTGCTTTCCGCAAGAGTACTGTTTGTGGTGATATCACAAACTCTGATTATATGGGCGAAATTTCTGCCCAAGGTGATACTGTTAAAATTATTAAAGAACCAGAAATTTCTGTTTCGCAGTATGCACGTGGTACAAATGTTACAGCACAAGATCTTGAAGACGAAGACTTTTCTCTCACCATTGACAAAGCTAATTATTTTGCTTTCAAGATGGATGACATTGAAGAGGCTCACAGCCACGTCAACTTCATGGACCTTGCAACAAATCGTGCTGCTTATCGTCTTGCTGACAACCATGACCAAGAAGTTCTTGGCTACATGGCGGGTTATGCACAGTCTGCTAATCACAGCAAAGCTGATGCACTAAACACTACCGTAAACGGTACTAAAGCAGTATCAACTGCAGGTGCTAACGAACTGCTTTCTTCCATGCAACTGCATAAAGGTGACTTTGGCAACATTACTACAAGCTCCGCAGGAACACACTCTATTCCTCTGGCTGCACGTTTGCCCGGCGCCACAGCACTTCCAACTGCAGTAGCTTCACCAGCAATGGTTGTTGCTCGTATGGCTCGTTTGCTTGATCAACAGCAAGTTGACAAACAAGGACGGTGGATTGTAGTTGATCCAGTATTCATGGAAATTCTTGCTGATGAAGATTCACGCTTCATGAATGCAGACTTTGGTGAATCAGGTGGACTGCGTAATGGTTTGACCATTAACAACTTCCACGGCTTCCGTGTTTATTCTTCGTCTAACCTGCCAGCGGTAGGTACTGGACCGGGAACTACAGGTTCTGCCAACCAACTGACTAACTTCGGTGTTATCGTAGCTGGTCATGATTCTGCTGTAGCAACAGCCGAGCAGATCAACAAGACAGAATCATATCGTGACCCTGACAGCTTTGCTGACATTGTTCGTGGTATGCATCTATACGGTCGTAAGATTCTTCGTCCTGAAGCAATCGTTACAGCCCGTTATAACGCAGCTTAAGGGAGTAATATAATATGGCTACTTATGACATGACTTCCAGTGATACTGCTGGCGTTGGGGCAAATGTTCTTGCTGTTCCAACCAATGTTGGTAATACTGTACGGACCATTGAAGCAATCTTAGACATTGATGCAATGGTTGCCGCTGGTTACTCTGGCGCAAACGGGGATATCTTTCAACTGTTAGAAATTCCTGCTGAATCAGTTATCGTTGCTGCTGGTGCAGAAATCATGAAACCTTTCACGACTTCTTGTACTGCAGATATTGACTTCGCTGGTGGCGATGACATTATTGACGGTGCTGACTTGACTGCTGCTGCTGGTACATACCTTGCAAAAGGTAGTAATGGTGAAGCTAACATCGTCAATACTGGCGCAGCTTCTACGTTTGCTGCTGCTGCTCTGGCATGTGTTGGCGCTGCTGATACCATTGACGTTGTTGTTGCTGGTGCTGCACCTGCTACTGGACGCCTTCGGGTATATGCAGTGGTTGCAGATGTTTCAGCCGCTAAGACTGAGGCTGCTGTTGCACAGCGTGACCTTATTTAATAAAAATATATACTTTGGGGCTGGCTATATGCTGGCCCCATTGGTGTATCAAGTTTACAGAACAAAAAACTCTTGGTATAATTTTAAGGGATTGTAATGGCGTATACGTATTTAGATATTACTAACGAAGTCATTGCTCGTTTTAACGAGGTTCCTCTTACGTCTTCTAACTTTACTGCAGCTAGAGGGTTTCAAATACAATGTAAAAATGCAGTAAATGATGCTATTGATTTTATTAATACAAGTGAATTTAGTTGGCCTTTTAACCACGATACACAGACAGATACTTTAACTGCTGGTACTACAAGGTACAGCATACCCACCACTGCAAAGCATGTAGACTATGACACTTTTAGGCTTGTTAAAGATGATTCTTTAGGTGTTGCTGGTGGCAACTTATCTATTATAGATTATAAAGATTATTTAAATAATTATATTACTCAGGAAGATCAAACAGATGTAGGTAGTGTACCTCGTAATGTTTTTAGAACACCTGATAATAACTACGGTTTATACCCTTACCCAAATAAAGCGTACTCTTTAAAGTACGAATACTATTCTTATACAACTGTTTTGTCTGCCGCTTCGGCTGTCCCTGCTATACCAGAACAATATAGAGCTGTTATAGTAGATGGTGCTACAGCTTATGGATATCAATACAGAGGCGAGTCACAACAGTTTCAATTAAACTTTCAAAGGTTTGAGGCTGGTATTAAAAATATGAGAAGTCTTCTAGCTAATAGGGTAGACTACATAAGGTCTAGCATGATTACAAGGTCATCAAAATCTACAAGCGCATTTGGTTAAGGATTAACTATGGCAGACGAATCAGGTCTTAATCCTTTTATCTTTCCTTGTCAAGGTGGATTGGTACTTAACCGATCTACTTTTACTATGGAACCGGGGCAAGCGTTTGAGTTACAAAACTTTGAGCCTGACATTAAAGGTGGCTACCGTAGAATAAATGGCTATGCTAAATGGAATACCAACATAGTTCCACAGACTGCTGCCTCTACTGAAAAAGTATTAATGTCTGCTTATCATAATGGAGAGATTATTGCTGCTAGAGGTACTAAAGTTTTTAGAGCATCTAATGCAACTACGCTTCTTAATGGTGCAGTAAACAATTCAGTTACCACTCTTACAATAGATAGCACTACAGCTTTTAGTACAACAGGTACAATCCTTATCGGTACAGAGCAGATTACCTACACAGGTAAAAGTGCTACACAGCTTACTGGTTGCACACGTGGAGCTAATAGTACTACTGCCGCTGCACACTCAGACAATGCTGCAATAGAACAGTACTGGACTCAGATAGATACAGGCCGTACAGGTGCAGAGAAATACTTTTTCTACAGACAGAATTTAGGCGGCACTAATATAATAGTCTTTGCTGATGGTGTTAATAGAGCATCTTATTTTTCTTCTGGAAACTCCGTAACAGACATAAATGGGACTAATGCGCCTACTGATCCTAAGTTTGTAACAGGTTTTAAGAACACTTTATTCTTTGCTGGGATGTCAAGCAACCCACAACAACTTATTTTTTCAGCCCCTTATTCACCTACAGATTTTACATCGGCTAATGGTGCTGGAACTATTAATTTAGAAAACCCTATCACTGGCCTGTTTCCGTTTCGTGACTCTCTTATTATATTTTGTGAAGAACGTATATTTAAATTAGTTGGTAATAGTATAGCAGACTTTCAGTTACTTCCTGTATCTCGTAATGTTGGTTGCATGAATGGTTTTACTATTCAAGAATTTGCTGGTGATGTTGTATTCTTAGCAAGAGACGGTCTTAGAACTATTGCTGGTACTGAACGAATTGGTGATGTTGAACTAGGAAGTATTAGTACTGCTGTTCATCAATTGTTTAGTGCTTACAGCAACATAAGTGAATTTGATTCTTTAGTTGTACCTGATAAAACTCAGTACCGTATATTCTTCTGTGATACTACATCTTCTACAGACTCAAGAACTACAGCAAAAACTAAAGGCGTGATATGTCATAGGACAGAGCAAGGTTATGAGTTTTCTGAAACACTAGGTATTCAACCTTCTTGTACAGATCACATTAATGATGATGGTATTGTTCATATCACACACGGTGGTTACGATGGGTATGTATACAGACAAGAACAAGGTAGTACTTTTGACGGTACTACTATTATAGGACGATACAGATCACCTGACTTAGCTATGGGTGACGCAGGTATACGAAAAAACTTTCAAAGAGTTATTATTAACTATGCCCCTGAAGGTGTAGTAAACTCTGACTTATTCTTACGTTACGATTATGAAGACCCTAATGCACCACGTCCTGCTGCTTACCCTTTTGACAGTACTAAAGTTGTTGCTATTTATGGTTCATCTGCATACGGTACTGCTACATACGGTGGTCAGTCTAACCCTCTTGTTAGGCAAGCAGTAGAAGGTAGTGGCTTTGCAATAGCACTAAGGGTTGTTGATAATGGTACGTCAGAACCTTACTCACTCAAAGGCTTTCAGTTAGAATTTGATGCAGCCGCAAGGCGTTAAAGGAGAAATAAATGGCTGGTTATATACGGCAGTCCACATACACAGATGGTGATATTATTGATGCATCAGACTCTAATGATGAGTTTGATCAGCTTTTAGCTGCCTTTAATGCTACCTCTGGACACACACACGATGGTACTGCTGCAGAAGGCGCAGCTATTACTAAGTTATTAAGCAATACACTTACCTTTGGTGCTGGCAGTGCTGGTACAGATATTACAATAACTTTTGATGGTGAGTCAAATGATGGTGTACTAAAGTGGATGGAGGATGAGGATTACTTTGAGTTTTCTGATGATCTACTTATTGCGTCAACCGAGAAAGTTCAGATTCGTGATACTGGTATTTATCTTAACTCTAGCACTGACGGTCAGCTTGATGTAGTAGCTGATGGTGAGGTGCAGATTGTATCTCCTATCGTAGACATTAATGCTTCCACAGGACTAGCATTAGATGGTGCTAATCTTAACTCTGCATGGACTGTTAATACAAATAATAAGATTCAGTTTCGTGATACAGGTTTGTACATTAACTCTAGTACAGACGGACAGCTTGACATTGTAGCTGACACAGAGATACAGATTGCTGCCACTACCATTGACATGAATGGTGCTGCAGACATCTCAGGAAACTTAGCTGTAGGTGGTAATCTTACTGTAGCTGGTAATGCAACTGTAACTGGCACTACTACATTTAATGGCGGTACAATTACTCTCGGTGATGCCGTTACAGATAATGTTGTGTTTGGTGCTGATGTTGACTCCCATATTATACCCGATGATGATGACACATACGATTTAGGTTCAGCAAGTCAAGAGTGGCGAAACCTTTACATAGACGGTATTGCACACATAGACACACTAGACGTTGACGTTAATGCTACAGTAGCAGGTACTCTTGGTGTCACTGGTGTGTTGACAGGTTCTTCGTTAGACATCTCAGGTGACATAGATGTAGATGGTACAACTAATCTTGATGCAGTAGACATTGATGGTGCAGTACAGCTAGATGCTACACTTACAGTAGGAGCTAACGATCAAGGCTACGATGTAATCCTGTACGGTGATACAGCTTCAGCTAACATGACTTGGGATACTTCAGCAGATGATCTTATTTTTAATGGTGCTGCTGGTCTTATTGTACCTGACGGACAACTAACACTAGGCTCTACTGCTGTTACATCTACTGCTGCTGAGTTAAACCTTCTTGATGGTGTATCAGGTTTAGTACAGGCTGACTTAACTAAGTTAGCTGCTGTAGATTCAACCGCTGCCGAACTTAATATTGTAGATGGTGGCACTTCAGCTACTTCTACTACAGTAGTAGATGCAGACCGTGTTGTTATGAATGACAACGGCACTATGGTGCAGGTTGCAGTAACAGACTTAGCTGCATACTTTGATGATGAAATCACTGCTATGCCTAACCTAGTTAGTACAGGGGCTTTAAACACAGGTAGTATTACCAGTGGCTTTGGTACTATTGACACAGGTGCTAGTAATATTACTACTACAGGTGTAGGTGCATTTGGTTCACTAGACATTAGTGGTGCCATTGATGTAGACGGTACTACCAACTTAGACGTGGTAGATATAGACGGTGCTGTTGACATGGCATCTACACTAGCAGTAACAGGTATTGCCACGTTTACTGATGATATTATTATCGGTGATGGTAAGACTATTGGCTCTGCATCAGATGTGGATGCTATCACTATTGCTTCCAATGGGCAGGTTACACTCACACAAACACTTATTGGTACAGCACTAGATATATCTGGTGACATTGATGTGGATGGTACTACTAACTTAGACGTAGTAGACATTGATGGTGCTGTCAATATGGCAACAACACTGTTGGTCACAGGGGTAGCAACACTTACAGCTACACCTATAGCTAACGCAGGTATCTCTGTAAAGAATGGTGCAACAAGTGCTGGCTTTGTAGAGTTCTTTGAGGACTCAGATAATGGCACAAATAAAGTAACACTGATTGGTCCTGCATCTACTTCAGATATAACGTTGACACTACCCACAACTACTGGTACACTAATAACATCTGCATCAGCGATAGACGAGGCCACGGCACTTGCGATTGCATTGGGATAATATAGGAAAAACAAATGGCTAATACATTTAAAACAATTACAAGAGACGTAGCACCTGCTAGTGCTGGCACACCTGAAACACTATACACTGTGCAGAGTAGCACTAGGATTATTATTCTAGGACTGACCCTAGCAAACGTACACACCTCACAGGTTACTGCTTCAGTTACTTTAGTTAGTACAACTACTCAGACCTCACAAACACAGAACACTACAGCACACTTAATTAAAGATGCTGCCATCCCAGTAGGCTCAACCCTAGCTGTACTGGATGGTAAGGTCGTAGCTAACGCTGGTGACATCATCAAAGTTGATTGTTCTGTAGCTGACAAGGTTTCAGTTATTATGAGCTATATGGAGATTGACAGCTAATGGCAGGATATATTGGTAATAAAGCGGTCAACCTTAGTACCTCTGGTGCTGATATTAGTGGCACAACAAACTTAGATGCTGTTGATATTGATGGTGCAGTAAACATGGCAACGACTGCCCTAGTAACAGGTGTCCTGACCACCACGGCTGCGCCTGTGTTTAACGGTGGGTTTGCTAGTAATGCTGCCTGTACAATTACAACTGCGGATAACTTGTCTGGTTTAATTGTTGCCAGCACGGATGCTGATGCTAATGCTGGCCCTACAATTCAACTTAAAAGAGACTCAAGTTCGCCAGCGGATAACGATCTTGCAGGAAATATAATATTTGTTGCAGAAAACGATGCTTCTGAAGCCACTGTTTATGCAAACATTGGCGCACATTTACAGGATGTGACAAACGGCACAGAAGATGGTAAGTTTTTTATAAACACGATGATTGCTGGCGCAGAAAAAAGTCGTATGTTTATGCCGGCTACTGAAACGGTTTTTAATGAAGAAAGTGCAGACATAGACTTTCGTGTCGAATCAAATGGCAATGATAACATGTTGTTTGTTGATGGTGGTAATAATGCGGTTGTTATAGGTCATAATGATGCAACGAATGGTACATTTGCTTCTAGTCAAAAACTTCAAATGGTGGGAACAGATTTTTTAAGTTCTAGTTTTGGGCTTTCAAGATTTTCTGCTGATGGTAGTGGTCCGTCTATTTCACTGTCTAAATCTAGGGCAGCCGGTATTGGAACAGATACGGTAGTTCAAAATAATGATGACTTAGGCAGTATAATATTTACAGGTGCGGATGGTACAGATTTATCAACTCAGGGTGCAGAAATAAAGGCCGAGGTAGACGGCACTCCCGGGGGTAATGATATGCCCACCAGACTTACATTTGCAACAACTGGTGATGGTAATAGTTCACCGACAGAACGTATGCGGCTCACAAATGCAGGTGGTGTACTTATAGGGACAACTTCAAACTCTTCTATTGGTGAGGCAGGATATAGATTTATCCCGGGTGCAACTGGTTACTCTGAGTTTGTCAGAACAGGCAGTGACGGTTCTGCAAATATTTACATCGCAAGGGGCGATAATGGCAGAGCGTTATCTTTTTTTAGAAATGACAGTTCAAATCGTGAAGTTGGAACTGTTACAGTAACTACAAACTCTACAGCCTACAACACTAGCTCAGACTATCGCCTTAAAGAAAACGTAAACTATGATTGGGATGCAACTACTCGCCTTAAACAACTCAAGCCAGCACGATTTAACTTTATTCTTGATGCTGACACTACAGTTGATGGTTTCCTAGCTCACGAAGCACAGGCAGTTGTACCTGAGTCAGTCACAGGCACTAAAGACGCAATGCGTGACGAAGAGTATCAGGTATCAGCAGCAACAGGTGATATCTATACACCAGCTACAGATGCCTACGTTGATGAAGATGGCAATGATGTTGATGCAGTAGAAGAGGTTATTCACAGCGCAGATGCAGAGCAACCAGAGACACTAGCAGATGGTCAGCAATGGCGGGAGACTAAACCCGCTGTAATGGGTACTCGTTCAGTCCCTGTTATGCAAGGCATAGATCAGTCTAAACTCGTACCATTGCTTGTTAAAACAATACTCGAATTAGAAGCCCGTATTACGGCATTGGAGAACGCATAACATGGCTGGATATTTAGGAGCAATACCTGTACCGCAGGCTACACAACACAGGGAGAGCTTCACGGCTACTTCAGGACAAACTACGTTTAACACTGCTGGTTACACGGTAGGCTTTCTGGATGTCTATCTCAATGGCTCACACCTAAGCCCTGCTGATTTCACGGCTACAAATGGTAGTGACGTGGTGCTTGCAAGTGGTGCTAGTACTGGGGATGTCTGTGATATTATTAGCTACACTGCATTTGAGGTAGCTGACCAGACGTTTACTGGCACTACTACGATGACTGGTGCTGTTAACATGGCATCTACATTACAAGTTGATGGCGCTATCACATCTTCTGCAGGTGCCACAATTACAACTGCTGATAACTCAGACACACTTTCTCTTGTGTCTACTGATGCTGATGCTTCTGTTGGTCCTAATTTAAATTTATATCGTAACTCTTCTAGTCCTGCTGATAATGACACAGCAGGGCTGATAAAGTTTCAATCCCGCAACGATAATTCACAAGATGTTA